GACCAGCACGTACTTCTTCGAGTGGTTCCACTTCTATTTTGGGAATATGTTGAGTGGTGCCAGTACCCCATAAAGGGGGTGTACTGGAACCACACACACAACTGAGCGGTTCCGGAACCACACTGGAACCGGTTCCATCCTCTGGAACCACTCGTTTTTAGTCGGTTTTTAGTCGGTTTTTGCTTCTTTTCGTTCATTTGCGCCCCGCACCACCACGGAAGGCTCAAACGGTTTTGCAAAATAAATCCTGTGGTTCCAAGGTAAATAGAGGCTTTGCGGGGTGACCATCTATTTTGTCCCGTTGTTCTTGCTGTGTCAAACACCATCTTTTCCTTCATTTTCGCTCCTTTAACTTCAATTTTGCATACGCTTTGCCATCACGCGTAAGCCTGCATAACCGTGCACGCTTAGGGCCATCCTCACACTCGATGTAGTCTTTGCCTTCTGCCCAATCGAGTATCTCAGACATATGCCTCTTATGTATGCCCGCGCCCATGGCAAGCTGCGTGGAACTGGCAAAGTCGTCAAGCTCCAGCATATGTACAAGCACCTTGTCGGCCTGCACTTGCATGACTGATTCTTGCTGTTGGTCCTTTAGTGCTTGCCGTGCAACGGTTAGTTGACTATCATCAAGTGCAACGATTTCCGGGCGGGGGATAAGGAGTGGCCCTTTGCGCTCAAACACTTGTTGCCCCATGGGTGCGCTGTAGTTATGCTTTACGTGCTGCGTGACCACATACTTACCTGTAGTCACGCGGTCAGCGGGTAGGCCATACAGCGGGGCGTCCTTAATGGGCATGGACAACGCCACGGTAACAGAACGGGCGTTGTCGGCAAAGCTGGACGCACCCCGTAGGGCACCCTGATTGACCTCCGCTAACGACACCCACGACGCCGCCTTGGACATATGGTGCAGCACCACCACTGCGCAGTTCCCCTGCTTGGCTATGTACGTCAGCATCTGCATGTACGCAGCCATGTCACTGATGTTGTTTTCTTCTAGTTGGTGGGTGTACACGGCTGGGTCAAGCACCAGTAGCTTTATGCCCGCGTGCTTAATGAGGCCGACCAGCCAATTGACGCGGTCGGTGCGCTCGGCGGGGGCAAAGCGGTCGGGCTTGGCGGCAAGCACCCACGCCAGCGCTTCCTCGTCGGCAGCGTACATAAGCAGATTCTTGCGTATGCTGCCTTTCACGTCGTACAGGGTGTCCAGTAGGCCATCGTCCTGTTCACTGAGCGCACGGGTTAGCGCGTGCACGCGGCTGTGGAGCTCTTGCGTGTCGTCCTCGTATGAGACGTACAGGCTGCGCAGGGTGTGCTCTGTTTTGAAGTCCGCGAATGGCTTGCCCAGAGCGCCATACACCAGCACGTGCAGCATGAGCATGGATTTGGACACACCACCTGGACCAGCCAGCACCGTGACCTTACCCACGGGTGCGAACTGCGGTATAGCCCACTCACGAGGGATAGGCTCAGAATCAAGCATGTTGCCGAGGTTAGCCTTACCCATGAACTCGTCGTAATCATCCATCACTCCTGCGGTTGATTGTTGCTCCTGCGTGAGGTGGCCCTCCCCTTTGAGGTAGCGCACCAGCGTTCGCATCGTTAAGTGGGGCACACCGTCTTTATCGGGGCTGGTGCCCATGCACTTGACTGCGGGGCGGGGGTTTCCGTCAAAGTGGGCTTCGTAATAAACGGTTTTGGAGTCGCTGTCCGTGCTGTGTAGCTCGGCGAAGGGGCACGTGATGAAGTGCATCCCTTTGTGTTTGGTGTTTTCGCGCAGGTATAGGCCAGCCGCTTTGATTGCCTGCAACACGGGGTCGGGCGTTTCGATGTGGTCGGGTATGTCTGCGGGCTGCGCTTTGCTGGGCTTGGCCTTTGCTGCGGTGCCCCACGCTTTGCCTTTGCTGTAGCCTTGGAAGAACGTGCCCCCCTTTAGCTTGGCGGGTAAGTACATGGGCTGGCTAAGTACCCACGACTCGGGCTGGCACCACGCGTCCACGCCTAGCGTCGCCGCTGCCTTTAGTGTGCTGGCCTCAAGCGCTGGGGTCATAAGTGTGTGGTCGCCCTCTATGGGTGCGCCTAGGGGCAACACCACACGGTAACGGGGGCGGTCTGGGGTATGGCTCAGGCTGGTGTATACCCAGCCCTCCCCGCCGAGTTCTTGCAGCCGCTTGAACACCTGTTGCGGGGGTGGGGGCTGTGCGCCAGTGGGGTCGCCCTGCTCGATGTCTAAGGTGAGCAGTGTGCGTGCCTGCACGTTGCTGTCGTGGCGTTTACCGTCTATCACTGCGCCTACAAAATAGGGCAGCGTCTTCTTCACGTTGCTGCGTTCTAGCTTTGTGCCGTTGTGATACGTGATAGCGCCCATGTCCAATGCGACAGGGGTCTTGAAGGATTCGTACAGGGTGTGGAGTGTGGCGTCTTCGTCAGAGGCGCGAACGCGGGTGTTCATCACCCCGCCCTGGGATATAAAGCTATACGGATTTGACATGGTGTCCTGATGGTGTTTGCACGGGGTTGCTATTGTGCGCCCGGCACTGGTTCCGGCACCACTGGAACCGCTGGCGCAGCGGGATACCGTTGGTAGCGGGTACACTGCATCCCGTGCCCTGCCATGGGTAACGGGGCGTATCGCAAAGGCGGTCTTCCTTCATGGTGGTTCCTTTCAACGACTTTGCACGGGCTGCGCCCGGTTGCACTTGGTGGGGCACACCCTATCTCCCTGGACAGTCCCTGCAAAGACTGACCCTTAAGCCCCCTTCGGTTATGCTGTTGGGGGCTTCTTTTTGACTATTCTTGAAAGAACCGAAGAAAGTTCTTGCGTTCTTAGAATAGCTTCCTTAGGATTCAGTCATACCAACCACTTCAAGGAAAAACATCATGTCAACCCACACCGCCATCTTCTCCCAGTTAATCAAGTTAAACCGGGTACTCGGCCTCCATGGGGATTTGTACGCAACGCTTAAAAAGCCAATCGTGCGTCGCGCTGTCATGGTAGTTAAATCCGAACAGGCTTCCTCCGTTGCGGTGCAACAAGGCACCCCGTACGTCTGCTTCATCACATGCCTCGAAGCGTTTTTCGGGGACGCGTATCCTCAAATGCACTTCTTCGCTACTGCCGACGAAGCCATTGCTTTCGCACAGCATCAAATCGCCACGCACCCCGCTATCGTTCGTTAATCCCACACCCAAAGGCAATCACCATGGCACGCTGTATCACAATTACCCCCTCAAAAACCTACGCTTCGGAGATCAACGTCATCCGCGCAGTGGAAAAAATCTACCCGCTGTCAGGCCATCTGGATCGGGTGGCTGGCCTCTCGTACATTATTTGCCGCACGGCTGACAATCGCTTCTACCCCCTATTTATTGGCGAACGCGCAGTGTCGGCAATGGCCCACTTCCACTTCAACTGCATCAACTAAACCCAGCCGCCTAGCCCCGCGTGCGGGGTTATGGGCTGCGCTTCGCAGTACATCCTTGAAAGGAATATCATGAAAATGCCACCCCACCCAGAAACCCAGCGCATACCCGAGAATCGCACTGGCACCCGTACCTCTCGCGGGTACTTGCTTCACATGATCAAGGGGAACTACCCCTCGGGCAACGTAGAACGCGCCATGGCGCACGCCACCCAACGCCAGCAACGCAAAGCACAGAACGCGGTCGTGGCGGGGCACGCGTGGAAGACTGCTCCGGGCAGGGTACAGCGGGCGCTCATCCGGGCGAACTGGCAAGATTACTGTGGCTCCCCCGCAGGTCAGTATGGCTATTAAAGGCAGCACCATGAAACACGCCAAGCACTATGAGGTCCACCTGTACGTGGACGCGCCCGCATCGGGCACGCTGCCCCCAACGATATCCAACCGCTGCACGGTACTCGACCTCGTATTGGGGCGCTTCACAGACCTTGAAGATGCGGATGATCTGGTGCGCCGCTGTTACCGCAAAGGGTGCGTCCCCGCCTGTATGCAGCCCATGGAAACGCACGTACGCGCTGCGCTGGGTGCCGTTACAGCGCTGCACCCCGTGCCGTTGGCGATATCGTTTCACGTGGTCTTTCAGTAACCCTAGCCCTGTACTACACTACACTACCCCCAGCGCCGCTGTCCGGCAGCGCCAAACCCAGTAACCTAAAGAAAGAGATCGCCATGGCTAACATTGCCCTAGAACTCCCCACATATACGCAACACCCAGTCGCTGTCGCGCTGATGCCCGGAGGCATGGATGAGCAGGAATTCACAGCGTTTTGCGAAGACGTTGAACAGCGTGGCATCCTCATGCCCGTTACCATGTACGAAGGCAAGGTGCTGGATGGCTGGCACCGCTACCGTGCAGGGCACCGCACGGGCACTCGTTGGGAAGAAATTACGTACAAGGGCAAGGACCCCGCAGGCTACATCGCCTCCATCAACGTGCTGCGTCGCAAGCTGGGTTCACTTCAACGGGCGCTAGTGGGCGCACGGTTGCACACCATTCATAACCTTACGCAGCGTGACGTGTGCCGCAAGCTGGGTATCAGCAACGAAGTTGTGAACCTCGTGCTGAAAGCCATGGTAAGTAAGAACGCCAAGTTGATAAAGCGCATCGAAACCGACAGTGACTTTACCCGTGGCATGTTGCGCGAAGAGCTGGAAGACGCTGGCCTTATGCGCGTGAAGGTGGACAATACCCCGCTGGGTGCCAACAGTGTATTCGCGCTGGGTGGCACGCCAGCCGATACCAACGGTAGCGACGAAGATGAGGAGTACGAAGAGTTGAAAGTAGGTGACGACAAGCTGGTGCCCGTGGTGGGCAAGAAGGCAGCGCACAGCGAGCGCAGGCCAAAGGATACGCAAGTGCAGAAGCTGTCTGAGTCGTTCAAGGCGCTCATGGCAGATGAAAAGGAAACGTTCCTGCGCATGATCTGGCCTGAGGCTAACAGCATCGCCCTAGAAATCGGGCTAATCACGCCCACAAAGAACGGTAAGCACACCCCCGAGCCTACCCTAGAGGACACCCCCCTGAAAGCGCTTAAACGCGCCAGCAAGAAGGTGTCCAAAGAAGTCGCGGAGTTGCTGTGAGCACCGCTGCCAAGAAACCCAGCGAGTTAGGGGTGGGGGTACTGTCAATAGACCATGACTGGGGCACCCGTGGGTCCAGGAGGGTTACTAAGTATTTCGGGTATCCGGATTTGAGTGTGTTTACCCACAACGAAATCCGTTTTAGGGATGAAAAAAATGAGCTTTGAATTAGACGAAAAAAGAGTGCTTGACCCTTGCTGCGGGAGTCGAATGATGTGGTTTGACAAGCAGAACCCGGATGCATTTTTTGGCGATAAACGCCATGAGCAGCACACGCTTTGTGATGGCCGAACCTTGAAAATTGAGCCGGACATGCTTATGGATTTTCGGGCTCTTCCGTTTCCAGATGAGTCATACAAGCTTGTTGTCTTTGATCCTCCTCACCTACGCCACGCTGGGGGAAAGAGCTGGTTGCGGGCCAAATATGGGGTGTTGGGGGATGACTGGCGTGAAGACTTGCGACTGGGATTTTCTGAGTGCTTCCGCGTGCTGGCCAGCGATGGTGTTTTGATATTCAAGTGGGCCGAGGATCAGGTAAAGATTAAAGAAGTCCTGGCGCTAACACCAGTCCAACCGCTCTTCGGTCATCCAACCGGGCGCAAGGGTTTTACACATTGGATGACTTTTATGAAACCGCGTCCCAATGTTGTTACACACACCTAAATCCGGATACCCAGTATTTCTTCCGGACCAAGCCCACACCGAAACGAGTAGCCGAGATTACGGGGGGCAGTCACTACGACCTCACCCGCAGGCAGTGTGGGAAGGGGTACTCCACCACGTCTTATCACTAGACAGTTGATAATTGATAAACCGCAGCCCGCCCGGTATTTGGCGGGTAACACCATGAAGGAAATAGTATGAACCACAAGAAAATCGCGGAGCTCTTCTCCACCATCGCGGAGGCGTGCGAGGCACTGTCCGCCACCTTTTCATCAGGAGGCAGCGGTGACGAGCATAGCGCACCAGATGGAAAGACTGCGAAACCTGTACGCGGAAGTCGCACCGCCGCCCCCGCCAAAGGTAAGCCGAAGGCGGAGGAGAGTGAACTGACCGAAGACGACGTACGCGACGCCCTGCGTGAGCTGGTCGAACTGCGAGGCAAAGAGGTGATGGTGAGCGCACTGGCTAGCGTTGGCGCGGGCAAGCTGGCCGACGTCGACGAAAGCCAATACCAAGAACTCGTTGACAAGGTAAACGAACTCAAGGAAAGCGAACCAGAAGAAGCCCCAGCGCCAGCCAAGGGCAAAGGCAAGCCCGCAGCTAAGAAAGCCAAGGGACCCACACTGGAAGACGTGATGGAAGCGGCTAAGGCGCTCATCGAAGCGGACAAACCCGCGTTCGTGAAGCTGTCCAAGAAGTTGGGTAAGCCCAGCGAAATGGAAGAAGACGACTACGCAGCCGCCATCGCCGCGTACGAAGCCGCCATGCCAGCGGCTGACGAAGAAGACGACTTGCTGTAACCCCCCGCAGCCCCGAGGAGCGCCCAATGAAATCCGTCACACGTATTTTCGTAGCGCTCCTCGGGGCGCTGTTTATCTTGCTGGGTGCGCACGCACACGCCCGCAGCAAACATCACCACAATCGGAGGCATCGGTATGATGACTAAGACAGAGCAAGAGGCGTTCTGGCGCTTCGAGCTGAAACCCCTCGCACTGCTCATCCGGGTGTTTATTGCCCGTGGTGACTACGCAAAATGAAGCACGCCGTACTCAGCGCCAGCAGTTCACACCGTTGGATTGCCTGCCCCGGTAGCATCGCGGCTAACGCTAAGAAAGAACACACCGAGAACTTCTACGCGCTGGAGGGCACCACGGCACACGGTCTGCTTGAGGTGTGCCTGCGCATAGGCGGCGAGCCTACCAGTTACGTCGGGCAGAAGCTGGACCCGAAACATATGGTGATTGACGAGGCGATGGCTGATGGTATTGGGTACGCCTTGGACTATGTGCGGGCGTACATGGCTGACAACCCAAAGGCGCACGTCTACGTGGAGCACGAGGTGCACTACGGGCGGCAAATAGGCACCGATGACGATACCGCCTTTGGCACCAGTGATATCGTCATTGATAACTTCCCAAAAGAGGCGGTCGTTATTGACTACAAGCACGGCATCGGCATCCCCGTGCCCGTGAAGGAAAACAGTCAGCTCCGCCTGTACGCCACTGGGCAGCGCCAACAGCGGGGCAGATACCAACGGTATCGCAACGTCGTTGTCCAGCCCCGGGTGCCTAGGCGCAAGCCCGTGCAGGAGGCCAGCTTCACGGATAAGGAGCTCTCCACGTGGGTCAACGATGTGGTCATACCGATAGTGCCCGTTGCGCTGGGCAAAGACGCCCCACGTGCTGCGGGCGACCATTGCCGCTATTGCGCTGCGGATGGTAACTGCAAAGCGCAGTTCGCAAAGGTGCAGGAGATGGCGTCGAAGGAGTTCAAGGGGGCTAAGGCTGACCCAAAAGGATTGACCCCAGCGGAGATGTCAGAACTGTTAAACCTACTCGGGACGCTTTCCTCGATAGCTGAAGCAGTGAAGAAACGCGCTGTTGCAGCCGTGCACGCTGGGGTCAAGATACCGGGCTGGCGCAAGGCGTTCACCGCCTCACGACGCGTATGGCGCGATGAGGAGGAAGCCAACACCCTGCTCGAAGCACTAGGGCTTGAGAAGAAGGAGCGCTACGCAGTGGAGCTACTAAGCCCAGCTAAGGCAGAAGATGTGCTTAAGGGGAAGGGGCTATGGCCGAAGAAGCAAAGGGGCGTGAAGGAGCAGATTACCCCCCTCGACGACGTGCTGGCGTATACCGAGGGAAACCCCGCGATAGAAAAAGATGTTAAGGCATAATGGTTCCCGGTCAAGCGTTACCCCCTATCGAGTGCCCAGAGTTATGGACTGGTATCTACGGGGGTAACGCCTGCCCTACCCATGCCCGCCCTAATCGTCGGAACATAAACTGCAATATCAATGGAGCCTACTATGGCAACGAAACAAAAATCCACCCGGCTTTACAGCCCTCGCGGTGTCGCTTCTTACGTGACGCTGCACACCCCCCGCCAACGCACCGACCGCAAAGGAAAACCCACGGGTGACCCGAAGTACGGGCTGGCGCTTTTCTTTGGCGAGGGTGTAGACCTCAAAGAGATGAAGACCGTTGCGTTGGACAAAGCCGTTGAAACATTTGGCCCCACGGCTAAGGCGCTCATCCAAAAGGGCAAGATCAACTGGCCTTTCGCTGACACCGCAGACATGGACGACCCCTCGCCACCGTTTGACCAGCCCGGTACGGTCGTCAACTTTAAATCGGCTGACAAGCCCGGTATTGTCGACGAGAACGCTGACCCTATCATGGACAAGTCAGAAATCTACAGTGGCATGGAAGCTCGCGTGTCGTGCCGTTGTTTCACCTACGACAACGAGTCAAAGGGCGTGTCCTTTGCGTTGGTTAACGTACAGAAGCTGGGTGACGGTGAGCGCTTGTCGGGGAACCCCAGCGCCGAAGACGACTTTGCCGATGCAGCGCCAGCCAAGGGCAAACCCGCAGCCAAGGGCAAGCCGCGTCGCGCAAGTGATGACGACGTTGACGATCTGCTGTAAGATTCGGGTTCCTGCAAAAATACGGCTCCTCAGCGTTCTGGGGTAATTCACTGACCACCTGGAGTATATCACCATGAGCAAAGCAAACGACGTCGAAGACCTGTTGGGCACCGACACCAAACCCGCAGCTAAGAAAACCGCTGCAAAGAAGGTTGCAGCGCCAGCCGCACCCGCAGCTAAGAAAGCCGCTGCGAAGGAAGTGGCTGCACCAGCGCCAGCCAAGAAAGCCGCAGCCAAGCCAGCCGCTGAAGCTAAGGCACCCCGTGTCAAGGAACCCGTGGTGTTCGAAGAGGGCGAACGGGAAGCCCTCGCGAAACGCATCAAGCAGTTGGTCAAGAAGCCTTGGAACTCGAAGGCGCTGGCAGAGAAGCTGGAAATCCCAACCCGCAAGCTGCGCCAAGTGCTGTACAGCATGTCACGCGCTGGCACCATCGATCTGGAACTGGCGTCCAGCCGTGCCCTCGGCATGACCGTTAGCCCCGCCGCCGCTGCGTAACTGCACCGCGTTCACTCCTATGGCCCCGCACCGCAAGGTCCGGGGCCATACTTTCGAAAAAGGACCGCCATGACCTCCGATGCAGCGCATTTGGACTTTGAAACGTTTAGCCAGCTCGACATTCGCAAGGTGGGCGGGCACCGTTACGCACGGCACCCCAGCACCGAGGTCCTCATAGCCCGGTACATGCTGCCCGGTATGGTCACGACGCGCGAGTGGCTACCACGATCGCAGCGACCACCAAAGGATCTCGTCTCATGGGTAGCCTCGGGCGGGGTGTTTGTGGCCCATAACGCGTCCTTTGAGCGCCTCGTGTGGCAGTACGCGCTCCGCAGGCAGCATCCCAGCATCCCAGCCGTGGCGGACAAGCAATGGTCGTGCACCGCAGCCCGTGCAGCGGCTTCGGGCTTACCCCGTAGCTTGGACCACGCGCTAAAGGCCATTGACGCCCCCGTTAAAAAGAACGAGGAGGGCAAGCGGCTCATCGCGATGTTCTGCAAACCACGCAAGCCCACCAAGAAGGACGCCCGTACCCGTATCCTGCCCGAGGATGCGCCCGAGGACTTCGAGCGGTTTAGCCTGTACTGCCACGACGACGTCATGGGTGAGGCGTACTTGGACAGCGTGCTGCCCGAACTTACCAGCCGCGAACGGATGATGTTCCGGCTGGATATGCGTATGAATGACCGTGGTCTGCCAATAGATATCCCACTGGTGCGCAAAGCCCTTGCCGTGGTGCAGGAGCTTGAGCGCCGCGTAGCCGTTGAAGTGCAGGCCATGACAGGGGGCGTAAAGGCCACGCAGGTCGCCAAGATGTTGCAGATATTCGCCGAGCGCGGTCTGGATATCGAAAACATGCAGAAGGGCACCATCGAAGAGGCGCTTAAGGGTGAGCACCTAGACGCCGACACGCGCAGGCTGTTGGAACTGCGCATAGAGGCGGGCAAGGCGTCCACCAAGAAGCTAGTGTCTATGATGCTGTGCGCCGACCCTGACGACCACGTGGTGCAGGGCGGGTTTCTATTCCACGGTGCCCATACTGGACGGTACGCGGGGCGGCTGGTGCAGCCGCATAACTTTATCCGGGGGCACTTGAAGGGCAGGCAACGTGAGGCGGTGTTTGCGCTGTTGGACCTTGTCGGGGACGAGTTTGGCGTCGTGGACGTGGCCGATATGTTCCAGATGTGGTACGAGAAGCCCATTGACACCATCAGCCAGTGCATGAGGGGCTTTATACGCGCCCCCAACGGCTACGAACTCGCCGTGGTTGACTACACCGCTATTGAAGCCCGTGTGCTGGCATGGGTGGCAGGCGAAGAGCATATGCTCAAGGCGTACTTCGCTGGAGTGGACGTCTACAAACTCATGGCGAAGAAGCTGTGGATGCTGGACAGCATCGATGACGTAACGGACGAACAACGCCGCATCGCTAAGAATCTGGTGCTGGGCTGCGGGTACGCGTTAGGCGGACCACGGTTTGTTGAGTACGCTGCGAACGCTGGGTGCATCATCGAAGTGGACTTTGCACTGAAGGCAGTTAAGACCTATCGTAAAGAACACCCGGCTATCGTGGCATCGTGGAAAAAGGTGGAAGCGCTGTGGGTGGCTGCGGTTACGCACCCGGGCAAGGTGTATGAGGGGCTGTCGTGTCGCTTTTACATGCGCGACCATTGGCTGTGCATCCAGCTTCCAAGTGGGCGTGAACTGCGCTACCCGTACGCAGCGGCTATCCCGTCCGAGCGCTTCGGGAAGCCCTCATGGGCGCTGTCCTTTAAGACGGACTACCACGGCAAACTCCTGCGTGAGGGCACCTATGGCGGCAAGCTGATAGAGAACATTGTGCAGGCCATAGCGCGGGATATCATGATGGAGGGCATGTACAGCGCCGAGACCAACGGGTACGAGGTGGTCGGCACCGTGCATGACGAGGCGCTTACGCTGCGTCCAGTGGGCACCAGCAACATCAAAGCGCTGGAGAAAATAGTGTGCGCGCCCCGTGCTTGGATGGCGGGGATGCCTTTAGCTGCGAAGGGCTTTGTATGCGACCGCTACAAGAAAGACTAGTAACGGAAGACGTCATTGAGCGCCACCTTATGCAGGAAGTGAAAGCCCTGCGGGGGCTGGTGTTTAAGCTGCGCTTCCTGCGGGGCTGGCCTGACCGTTTGGTGTTGCTGCCCGGGGGCGTGCTGTACTTCTTCGAGCTTAAGCGCCCCCACGGTGGGCAGTTTGAGCCATTGCAATTACGCATTCATAAAAAGCTGCGTGATCTGGGTTTCCGGGTGTTTGTGTGCCATACTAAAGATGCAATTGATAAACTCTTAAAGGAACATTATGGAACGAGTAACTATGCCTGATGATGTCAATCAAGATGTCGTCTTTTACTCACGCACGCTGGCAACGTCGTGCCCGGGTCTTAGCCCCTCCCAAGTGGTTATCGAGGAGGATGACATGCCACCCCGCATGAACCGAACGGACTACTGGGTGTCTATGGGGCTTACCGTGGCGCTGATCGCTGTGTACGTGTGCATCCTTATGGGGTGGGTATGAGTTGGGCACGCTGGCGCGGGGGCACGGGAACGGGTATGCCTTACGCCCTTAAGATGTACCCGCTGAACGGCTCTGTGGAGCACCGCGTGAAGCTGGGTAAGTACGATGTCATGATGCCCAAGCAGATAGGCTGGCGCGAGTACTTAAAGCAGGTGGAACGCCACCCGGACCTCTTTTCTGCCATCAGCGCTCTCCGGAGGCTCAATGCTGCAACGAAGTGACCTGCGTGAGTACCAGCGCCGCGCCGTGGGGTTCTTAAAACAGCAAGATCATGCGGGGCTGTTCCTGGACATGGGGCTGGGCAAGACCATATCCACGCTCACCGCTGTCAGTGACATGCTGCACCGTGGCGAAATCAACCGGGTGTTGCTAGTGGCACCGCTGCGCCCTGCGCAGGGCGTGTGGAGGCAGGAAGCCCGCAAGTGGGGCCATACCAAGCACCTGACGTTCAAGCTGCTAACGGGTGACGAGCGTCAGCGGTTGCTGGCGCTTAACAGCAAAGCGCAAATACACATCATCAACGTGGATAACCTGCGATGGTTGTTGTACACCCTGAAAAGCAGGATACGTAAGAACGGCTGGCCTTACGATATGCTCGTTATCGACGAGTCGTCCATGTTCAAGACACCCGGTAGCAAGCGCTTCGGCACGCTGCGCCACCACGTACATCGGTTCAAGCGTAGGGTCATACTGACCGGAACCCCCGCGCCGAAAGGGTTGCTGGATTTGTGGTCCCAGATATTCATCCTAGATAAAGGTCAGCGCCTAGGGGAACAGGTAGCGCGTTATCGCAGCCGCTTCTTCAGCCCTAGCGGGTACATGGGTTACGGATACACCCCGGATGAGGACGCCGAGGGCAAAATCATGCAGCTAATTAGCCCGCTGATACTGTCCATGCGTGCCGAAGACTGGCTTGACTTGCCGCCCGTTATAGAACAGAACATATGGGTAGACTTGCCGCCCGCCGCCCGTAAGATGTACGCCACGCTGGAGAAGGAAATGTTCCTGGAGCTGGAGTCTGGCAGCACCGAGGCGCTCAGCGCGGCTAGCTTGTCGTCCAAGTGCTGGCAGATGGCTAACGGGGCGCTGTTCCTTGAAACGGCTACGGGTGCCCGTACATGGCAGGCAGTGCACGACGCCAAGCTGGAGGCGCTGCAAGAGGTGGTGGAGTTCACAGCGGGCAACATCATGATCGCGTACTGGTTCAAGCCAGACCTTGCACGGTTGCGCAGTCTGTACCCGAAGGCACCATGCGTCGCTGACTGCAAGAACGCAAAGCAGTTGAACGCCCTGCAGGACTCGTGGAACGCGGGCAAGCACCCGGTCTTGCTGATACACCCGCAGGGCGGGGGCCACGGGCTGAACTTGCAAGGCGGGGGCAACACGCTTATCTTCTTCAGTATGCTATGGGGGCGTGAGGCGTACGCGCAGGTGAAGGAGCGCATGGGGGCAGCGCGTCAGGTGGGGCTGCGCGACCATGTGAACTACAAGTACATACTCGCACGCGACACCGTGGATGAAGTGATGCTAGCCACCCAACACACCCGCCACGCTAATGAACGCCGCATGATTAAAATGCTGCGTGACTACCGTGACGTTAAAGATATCTTGGCTTGACCCAACAAGGAGGCAATATGATGAACCCGAAGATGCCCGTATACGTGCTGCGCGTACCCGGTGAAAGTATCGTTACCCAGCCCAGCGCCCCTTCCGAATACCAGCGCACCGTCAAAGTGGAGGGTAAGGACTGGGTCGGTGCCCGGGGCGTGGCGTTGCAGCACGCCATCGATGAAGGGTGCCGCACCGTGGCGGTCATGGTGTCAGACGTTAACCTATACCGTCGGCCGCACGCTTACCAGACCCTGCACCCCAGCACAGAGCACGACATGCACGGGATGTGGCTGTACCTGGAACGGCTGTGCCGCCGCTTCGGGCACGTGTACGTTCCCCCGACCGCGTGGGCTACCCGGCACCCCAGTCACGGGGCCATGCTTTCCCCGACGATACCACTGGTAGCGGCTTACCAAGTAAAGGCGCTACAATCGCTTCGCACGCTCAACGCCCCGCTAGGTGCAGCGCTGTGCGCCAACGGGTATGACTCGTTCACCGTGGGGGACTACTTCCACCAATGCGTCGCGCATCGTGCGGGTGGCCCCGTGCTTGACGAAGTGGGTTCTACCGCAACGTGGCATCGAGCGTATCTGAACGCTATATCTAAGGACTTAATATGAAGACGCTTATCTACGTACACGGCACCAACGGCAGCGGGAAGTCGACGCTGGCGCGTGCGGTGCTGACAGCGGCTGGGGGGCTTACCGCGTACGTGCCCACCCACTCGGGAAAACAGGGCAAGGCGGGCTACAGCGTGACGCCCCGAGAGGTGGTGCTCCTAGGTGCCTACGTCCGCGCCTGCGGGGGCGTAGACGGGTTTAGCCCATACGCACACATCCATCAGGTGCTGGCGTGGATAAGCCTAGCCAACCGGGGGGACGCCAGCGTATTCGCCGAAGGACTTATCACCCCGGGCGTTGAAACGTGCCAGACGCTAGCGAGTCACTTTGACCGCGCCGTGTTTGTGGTGCTTAACACCCCGCCCGATGTGTGCATTGCAAACGTGCTTACCCGACGCGCCCGCAAGGGCAACACCAAGCCATACACACCTGAAAAGCTGCACGACAAGCACCGCAGCGCCCTCCGCTGGGGGGACCGACTAGAAGCCGTTGGGTTGGAAGTATTCAGGTTAGACTACGATCATGCGTACAGCCTGTCGCTGGAGTTACTAGGCCTCCCTTTGCCTAGCGTTGAAGATATCCTTTAGGAACCCCCATGGAAAACCCGTTCAGAGACACCCGAGCGCAATATGGCGCTGTCGTATCCGTGCGTAACGTCAATGAGGCGCTACCCGTGGCGCTCAGTATGATTAACTGGCACGGTGTAAAGTCATCAAGCCGTGGCGTTGAAACCATCCGCGTCGTTGGACCCGTGGCTACGATGTACAGCGCACCGCAAGAGCGCGTGTTGTTTGACTCGGTGCGTGACGCCAACCCGTTCTTCCACCTGATAGAGTCGCTGTGGATTTTGGCTGGCAGCAACACGGTGAACCTACCATGCCTGATGCTGCCTAGCCTTGCGCAGTTCAGTGACAACGGAGCCACGTTCCACGGTGCATACGGGCATCGCCTATCCCACGCGTTCGGGTTTGACCAGCTTGAAGCCGCTGTTAACCTGTTGCGCCGCAAGCCCGACACGCGTCAGTGTGTGCTGTCTATATGGAACCCCGAGATGGACCTAGGCGCTAGTACGAAGGACGTTCCGTGCAACGACATGATCATGTTCGAGATATCCAACGGGGCGTTGAACATGCAGGTTATCAACCGCAGCAACGACGCTATCTGGGGCGCGTACGGTGCCAACGCAGTGCAGTTCAGCATGATCCAGGAGTGGGTGGCTATCAGCGTAGGCGTGCCCGTGGGTTACTACACGCAGCACTCAAACAATCTGCACGTCTACCCGACGAACCCGTTTTGGGGGGAGTTCCTAAACGGCAATCACGACCACGGTGAAGTCGTTGACATATACGCCTGCGGTGAAGTCGCGCCCTATAAGCTGGCAACGGACCCGGCTGGCGCAGCACTGTTCCGGAAAGACTGCATGGCCCTCAACTACGAGGCCGAGCGCGGTGCTGGCCTGCGCGATCTTGCCGAGGTGGGTGAGTCGTACTACTTTCGCCTCGTGGTGTCACCCATGCTGTATGCGTACGCGTCCTTCCGCGATAAGGACTACATACGGGCGCTGGAGATGGCACGCCTTATCGAAGCGTCCGACTGGCGCTTGGCGTGCTTCGACTGGCTGAACCGCAGGGCGCACGCACACGATGGTTCGCTGGAGGCCATGGTGCTCGCTGCACACGACATCACCAAGGGAGGTGCTCTGTGAACGTACTTACTGAAGCCAACCTGTACCGCGAAGCCGCTGACGTGGTGCGTTACCACACCAAGCGCGTGCACCGTTCGCAGTCCATTGGGGCGCATAGCTTCGGCATCATGTTGCTGTTGAACCAAGTGGCCCCGGATGCGCGTAAGGCGGTATTCGTGGCGGCAATGCACCATGATTTGCCCGAGCTTATCACGGGAGACATCCCTGCGCCCATAAAGAAGATGCACGATGCGCTCGGGCCACTGATGGATGACATTGAGTCTGGGCTGGCACCACTGTTCCGGGACTGTGGACTAACCCCCATGGAGGAACGGTTGTTAAAGTGGGCGGACCGTATGGAGCTGGTGCTGTGGTGCCTGGAAGAAGTCCGTATGGGTAACACCTACCTCCGTGAGACAGTGGCGAAAGGCCTCATGTGGATACTGGAAACCCCGCGTGAGGGGCTACCGTTAGCCGTGCAAGTGCTCACGAACGAGGTGGTGCAGGATGTGCTCAGCTTGAATATAACCGTCGTCGTCAGACCCCTTAAAGAAAGAGAGAACCGTGCATGAAAACCGCTAACGAGATGCAAGTGGGGGGCACCCACTACAAGAACAGCGACCCCAACGCAAAGTCACTCCAGCACTGGGACCTCGCAGCCGAGTGCGAACTTGGATACTTTGAAGGGCAGATCACAAAGTACGTCACACGTCACCGTAAGAAGAACGGCAAGCAGGACGTTCTCAAGGCCATACACTTCGCCACCAAGTTGAAGGAGTTGGCGCAGGCTGGCAAGCGCCCGCAAAGCACGTGCCTGACGCTGTCCACCGTGGCAGAGTTCGCGCTATACAACGGTCTAACCGAAGCCGAGCGGGACGTGCTGTACATCACGATCAACTGGTCAACGCCAGATATGCTCATCTACGTGGTGCATCTGTTGTCAATGATGGTGCAGCACGTGTATCCCGACAACGGTGCCACACCCGGGGCAGGCTATGTCAACCAAGACAGATGACCACGGGGTCACGCGCTATGTAGTCCCACAGAGCGAGTGGGATAGACGCTACGCGATGCACGTTGCCCGACAGAGCGCAGCCGCAGCGCCACGGGCAAAGCAGAAGCCCGGGCCAAAACCCGGGAAACCGTTGCCGAAGGTGTTTGTGCGCAGACCCCTCGGCGAAATTGTGCTAACACTGATGGGAGAACAACATGACACCAAGTGACGTCATAAACTGGGCTATCGCCCTGATGGACTTCGGGTTTGCCGTGGCTGCAATCGTAGTCGTCGCAGCGGCTATCTACTCCATTTGTAAGGAACTGTGATGAACAACCCTACCGGACCTCTGAACTTTGTGCGCTTTGTGGTGGCACGACATAACGTGTGGGTGAACAGGGATGCGGGCAAGGCCAAGCCGTGGACAAAGGACCCCATTCTGCAGTCGTACCGTTTCTGCAATATGTACCGGGAACTGGACACAGTTACCCAGTGGATACGCGATGAATGGAGCTCAAAGCTGGGTAACTACCCGGACGCATGGTTCGCCATGACAATCGCACGCCTAGTGAACCACCCCGACACGCTGGCGCAGCTATACCCGGGGGGCTGGGATGCGGGCGTGTTCAAGAACACCATGGAAGCGCTTATGCGCAAGGGGGGCAAGGTGTTCGGCAGTGCGTACATCGTGTCTACCAACGGGCACGCGTTAGCCAAGCCCGTCTATCTGGCGCATTATGTCCTTGACCCACTGTGGGCAAACCGTGCGTTGTACCGCCCACGCGCAGGAGACACGCTTGCCAGCTTCCACACACGGCTGACGCAGGCTAACGGGCTGGGGTCGTTTATGGCAGCGCAGGTCGTAGCGGACGTAAAGAACACCCCCGGGCAAGTGCTAGCGTCAGCGAAAGATTGGTACACGTGGGCAGCGCCCGGTCCGGGGAGTATCCGTGGGCTTGCCCGTGTTATCAACGGTGACAAGGACAAGAAGGTGCCAGCCAAAATGTTCCTCCCACACCTCATCGAACTGCGCAAGGAGGTCAACCGCTGGGTGGAGCCTAAGGGCTGGAACACGTTCTGTGCGCAGGACATACAGAACTGCCTTTGTGAGTTCGACAAGTACGAGCGCGTTCGGCTGGGGGAAGGCAAGCCGCGCCAGAAGTACAACGGTGCGTAGAACTATTCTTCATTGACAGCAAGAACTATTCTTGGAAAAAGTGAAGAAAGTTCTTGCATTCCAAAAATGGCTTCCTTAGAGTTCAGTTATGGTCGGGCAATAACGCAGGGCCATAACCCGTAACTTAAAGGACCATCATCATGTCAACCGCTAAAACCCCAGTCGCAGCCGCCAACACCCCAGTCGTTGTCAAAAACGAAAACGCTGCAATCGACTACCTCATCACCACCGAACGCAGCCGCCCGGTTCTTGCCCTTAACGACAAGGGCGAACTCGTGGTGTGCTGCAAAACAACGGCTAAAAAGCACGGCTGGGAAGTGCAAGGGCGCATGTACGTTCGTGTCCGTTCCAGCAAGAAAGCCGTTATCAACGAAGAAGGCAAGCTGGCTAGCAAGCCTGCCAAGCTGCCCAGTCTGGCCGAAATGACTCGCGCCCCTCGCAAGGCCGATGCCCGCGCCGACGAACGCCGCGCCAACGAACGCCGCACCAGCATGAAGGCCAAGCTTCAAGCTGACGCAGATGTCAACACCCTCCTTGGCCTGTAATCCAACCCACGGGGGCTTCGGCCCCTACTAGGAGCCACACCATGAAATCCCTCGCCCTTCTTATTGCCGCTGCCCTTGTTACTGGCTGCGCCACCACGGTTCCGCCCGTGCTGTCCATCAGTGGCGGTCACAGCAACGCATCGCCCGCCGCACACCAAGCACCCGCCGCACGTGGTTCCGACAACCACACGAGCAGGCCATCCCCTCCATCACGGTAAGGAGCCACACCATGAGCAAGACCAAACATCTGGACGCCGCTATTGCTATCCTACGGGGCACCCCAGCGGTAAAGCGGGCCAAGCGCCCCACGCACATCGTGGACGCCCACATGGCCAGCCTCAACACCTACACGGTGCACATCAACGGGCGGCTGGTGCATACGGGTGATGGTGACCTTACCGCAGCCCACGCTGAGGCCCTGCGCCGCGCCGCCAAGGTGCAGGCCATAACGGGCAAAGCCGCCTCTGTGCACGTGTACGCAGACTAGCCCCCGCCTGTTGTACGCAGGCAACAAAAAGACCCCAAAACGGGGTCTTTTTACGTTATGCCTCGGGGGTAGGTGAGGCGTACCTGCCAGCGCGTCGCCAGCGACCGTCTAGCCCGACCTCTATTGCTTTGCGCCCTGTACTGCGTTGCCCACTGCGCTACCCAGCTTAGCAGACAGGTCGCGACTGCCCGGGCTGGAGCCATAGAAGAACCCGTTAGCCTGCGCGGAGTTGGAGATAACCCACTGCACCACGGCACCCAGCACCCCGCCAACCATAGCGGCAATTCCGGGGTCGATAACCATCTTGCCGCTGTTGGTCAACACCATGAAGCACCCGTACAGCACCGCTAGGATACAGATGTATGACGCAGCGTTGATGAAGTACCCCAGCCGCAAAACCCCCATGTTCTGCGCGTGGGCATGGCGGGCGCTGTCAACGTCTGTGATGTACGCCTGCTCCGTGGTGGCGTCTATCTGCTTTTCCTGCACATCAAACGCCCGCATCTTCGTCTTGAGGTCGGCGTCTATCTGCTTAAGCGCCGCTAGCTGTTCGGGCGTGGCGTTTTTCATAGCCGCGTCGATGCCCGTGGGCGTGGGGTCTACGGGGGTGCCCAGTGCGTCACCTAGTGCGCCTGCGGCCGCAGCCACCAACGCGGGAACGCCACCCGTAGCCAGTGCCCCAATGAAGGGCAGTGTTTTCTTCCAGTCAAAGTCCATAGCTGTCTCCAGTGAAGGGTCATGAGACCCGGTTTAGCTGCCACCCGTACTCGAACGCCTCTTGGCTAGCGTTGGCTTCGGCCAGTTCGATATACTTGACGGACTGTTGCGCGTTGAGCATACGCACCAGCACCATCTCACCCGGTAGCCCACGCGCTGCTAGGTACGCCTTAAGCGCTGCGAGGGTCATGTTGCCCACACCACCATCCACGGTGATATCTGGGTAGGTGCTGCCGTTCTGGTTCAGCACGTTGAGCGCCCGTTGTAGGAACTTGCCAGCCGTTGCGCTGCCCATGTTCACACCCGTATCGAGCATCTCCTCCGCAACGCTGGCGCTGATAACGGCTACATCATCAAGACGGGGCTGGTGCCAGTAGCGCTGCGCGTAGATATCGCGTGCGGTCTGTTGGGTCATGGCCTGCATTGGCCCCATGTACCCAAACGCCCGGGCCACGACTGCGGTGATGCCCCAGTTAGTTTCACCACCCTTGTCGGCTGGGTTGTTTGTGTAGCCGCCCTCGCGCTCTATCAGCGCGGATATGGTGTCGGTCAGGTTCATAGGGGCCACACTTGCGGGATTGAGGCTTCGCGCTTTTTAGGCAGCGGCATGATGCCCCACATATCCAGCCATTCGAACCAGAGTTCAATGAACAAGTCTGTCATATCTTAAGCTCCCACTTGCCTGTCTTAGCGAAGAGGTAGATGGCGTAGAAAAGCGCCACGATTGCCGCCAAGGGGCCAATCTGGGCACCTACCCAGCCCAGCACCTTAAAGAAGTTCCGCCCCAGAGTTACGATCTCCAACACCTTTGCCGTCTGTTCGCTGTTTGCGACAGTGGTTTCGATGTTGGCGCTGAGTAGCTTTTTGATAGCCTCTAGCTCTGCGCGGTGTCTGTTCAGCCTGCGCCCGTACAGGTAGACACGCTCATCAAGGTCTCGGCGTTCTAGTGCGGGCGGGCGCGTGTCCTCGAAGTCTGGGTCAGGCAATTCTGCCGCGTCGTTGAGTTGCTGCATGTCCGTGGTGAGGTCAAAGTCAGGTTCAACGTGTAGTTGCATTTTGTTCAGCCTTGTTTGGAGTAGGACCATACTGCAACGGCAACGATTCCAACAATCGCAACCAGCGCAAAGGCCACTATAGCAACAGCCACGCCAAATTCGTCCATACAGTGGTCTGGGTCGGAAGTCAGTTCGGTTTTCATTGAGCCACCTCCGTGATGTGTTTGTGCCCCGGGGCGAAGTAATTCAGGTAACGCGCCACGTCGTACGCCAGCGCACCACGCCAGCCGCCCTGTAGGAGGATGCCCGGGATACGCATAGAGACAGTGGGTTTGCCTGCCTCGGGCCATGCTAGGCACAGCAACGATATCTCCGTGTAGTTGGCAATGACGTCCAGCACGGCTACGATAAAGTAGAGTGGGAAGAGCACGTGCCACGCGCCCCCGCGCTCGTACTGGATAGCAACGGGGAAGAGCAGTAGGGTTAGGAGCGCGATCATGGCGCTACACCGTTAGTTCAACGATAAACACGCCATCGAGCGCGATCAGATGCTGCGGCTCAATGCTCGCATCGCCCAGGTCATCGGGCGTGATCGTGGGCAGGGTGATGTCTACCTCTTCGTCGGTCAATGCATTCATCTGCACAACAAAGGCTTGCGCGTTGTCGTCGGCAAACTGGTAGTGCTGGCCGTCCTCTGACTTGGTGCCCAGCGACTCCGCCAGCTTGATCCGCTCTGCCTCGTATGCCGCCAGCTCTGGCTTGATTAGGTTGATTGCCCGGGCGATACGGTAACCCGTTTTTGCGGGCAGTTTGCATTGCGCCAGAGCATTCAATGCGGGGAATATTTCTATTAGTTTGGTTAGTTTCATTTTTTACCTATCAAAGATTTTTTATGCTGATGCACCACGGAATACATCAAACTTGATCACAAGTGCCTCAGATAGTGAGCCAGCGGATATATTTTTCACGCTGATGATGCAAGCGCCTACACCTCCAGCATTTGTCCAAATGTTGTATGCGCCATCAGTACCACCGCCTGATTTTTGGACAAAGATAGTGTCATTTGCACCAATAACGGAGTTGTTAAATTGGAAATTGACAGTAGCACCAGCGGCTAATGCCGCATTATTCATAGTGATTAGTCCACTCGGTTTGTTAAGAGCAACAAGTGTCGACTTAGACGTAGCCTGCGTAACTGCGCCACCGGAGCCCACTCCATACCCTATCCCACCACCACCGGTACCCAATATGTCTCCGCCGGATGTAATTCTTAACCTTTCCGGAACAATCGTATCTGGCGCTTGACTAGAATTTGTATGAAAACCAATATGATCTGCCGCATAAAAAATACCATTGCTCGAACCAGTAACCACATTTTTATAACTGGCAGAATATTTTGTGTTGTACCCAGATACAAACCCTGCGCCGCCAGTAGCATCAACAGCAACATTTAAATAACTCTGTCCAAGATTTAAGGTATTTGATATATCTACTTGTCCAACCGAGTTAAATACGCTTCCCCCATCACACTGCAAAATAGCCCGCAGTCCTTGCATCACCACAGCGCCTGACCCAGCCGGTGTTTTTACAGTCACAGTGAAGGCACCAGAGGTCGCGTTATTGACGTAGAACACCCGTGCTGCCGCCGGCACAATCACGTTGATGCTTGCCGTAAGCGCCCCAGTTAATACGATGTACTGCGCTGAGGCCTCAACCGCCGTCAGCGTCACATCCACCCCGCCTGCGACTGACTTTGTGAGCGCACCCGCGCCTACGTCCAAAGCTGATAACGCGGCAATGTTGGTGCGGGCGTTTTGCTGCTGGGTGAGCGTCAGCCCCATGGTATTGATGTCGTACCGCACTGTGCTGGCCAGCGCGGTATTGGCAGTGGCAAGCGTGGATTTGACAGCTTGCGCAAGGGTGCTGGGCAGCAGGCCAATGGGCATGATGCTGTACGCCTGGGCGCTCAGGGTGCCGCCCAGGTAATTGCTGGCCAGGGTGATGCCGGTGTTGCTGCTGATGCTCAAAATCTCATACAGCTTGCCATCTGGCCCAGTCAATATGTCACCCGGATTGAGCGTCCCCACATCGACCCAAAGCGTGCCCGCCCCGGTTATTGTTGGACTACCGTTGGTGACGGTAATCGTGCCTGTTTTGTACCATGTCATGATGATTTCCTTTGTGTCAAACGTCTACCGAACCGCCTATACCCCCAATATACGCCACCACGGGGGCGCTCCGTATTATTGGGGGCGGTGTGTCAAACCTTGTTTTCTGTTGCTGTCAACGTGTATCCCATAGTGATACTCGCACCAGCCCCGAACGCTACGATTGCCCCAGAAGCAGTACTTAGTGCACACGATACGAAGAACCCGTAGCTGTGTGACCCCGCAGCTAGAACAGCCACCATGGACTGAGGTAGCGAAACGGTGAACCTCCTAGTGGTCCCGCCTAGTGAATAAACGGGTACAACCGATACAGACTGGAACGCTGAATATGTAGTATCTATTTTCAGTTGGAAGCCTATTGATGCAACCACGGCAGTCGTCGCAGCGTCAGCGTTGATACTAACACAGATAGACGCGGTGTAGCCAACGCGTGATCCGCTGGAGACCAGTGACATCAGTCCCGGTTTATCTATGCCCACTACAGTATCTGTCGCGAGAGGGTAGTAATACGTCGCTGAAGTTGACGTCTCGGTTGAGACCGTGGCTGCTCCGACAAATATCTTATCTGTTGTGATAGTGTTCGCAGTTATCGACCGGGCGTTTATTGATCCGTCTACTACCAGCGAACCGTCTATACCTAGCGTGGCAACACCGTTCACCATGCCGAGCGCCATTACATTCTTCGGCGCTGTGAATACCCCACTGCCCGGGGATGTTTCCATTACCCACGCGAACTTATCTGCCAACATCGTGAACGATGTGGTAGCCCCACCACTGGCAACGGTGTAGCCTGCCACGTGCCCGTTCGTATCTACCTTCACTACGTAATTGGCATTGAGCACACCGACAGCCGTTGCGCTAGTCGAGGCGGATACCTTTACCGCTGCGTAATCACCTGAATCCAGCCGTGCGGATATCGACGTTATCGAAGAGGCCAGTGCGGTGTCGGCGCTAGCACGGGTCAACTGCTCTGTGGTGATGGACGCTAGGCTACCCGTCACGGTAGACACCAGCGCGGCAAAGTTAGCGGACTGGGCAGCAAGCGCCTCCGCAGTGGTCTTGATGTTGTTCGTGGCAATGGCTACGCTAGCCGTGAGCGTGTTCGTGGCCTGCCCAGTGGTGAAGGCGTCTATTGCAGACTGTAGTTCAGCCGCTGCGAGTTTCGTATATGCGTTCGCTGACGTGCCAACTATGCCAGTCGCCTGCGCTACGCTGTTGTCCACGTACACCGTGGAAGCCGTTGTCGTTATCTGCCCCTGCAGGATAGTGACCGCCGACATGGTGCTCGTTAAATTGCCCTGCACCGTTGTCAGGGTGGATACGGTGCTTGTTAGCGTGGCGCTGGTCGCGTTAGCCAGCACTTCAACCGCTGTCAGCCGTGACGACACATCAGTGGTCACGTTAGCGGTAGCCAGTAGCATGATCTTGCCCGTAACCGGGTCCACCGTGATGGTGGCATCGGTCACACGCTCCTGCCACATCATCCGGCTCGTCAGGTCATAATCTGATAGGGCTGACTGGAGCGCAGCTATGGCGTTAGAACGGTCCGCCCCGCCCATGGTGCCTATGGGTGCGGCAAGGTCGGCCGATAGTTGGGCTAGCCCTAGGCTGTTGGTGAGCTGGGTGAGGAGCGCACTGGGGTCGGTACTGGGGGTCGCTGCGATGCCCGCCGTAGACGACAACGGGAAGAAGTCACTGTAGCTGCCAGCGGTGTCGACCACCCGTGCCCAGTAGTACCACGTCTGACCCGGGGTCAGCCCGATATGGTTCCACTCGGTCGTTGGGTTCTTTACGCTGGACAGTAGCACGCCTGTCGCCCGGTTGTTGCTGGTGTTGCCCCATATCTCTATGAAGTCCCGTGTGACTTGCGTGGCTAAGAACGTCCAGTCGAGCACCACTTCGAACATGCCCCCCAGTGCGGTCAGCCCCGTCAGCGCGGAAGGTTTAGTGCCCGCCACGTTGTACGGGTACGCGGTCACGGAGGCTAGGCTTTCCTCCGCAGCGTTGTAGATGTTAAAGCTGGTGAACTTCAGGTAAACGGTTTTCCCAACCATGGCGGGGTCTAGCGCCCCGGACTTCGCAATGGCCTTGTCTATGCGGACGAACGGTGCCCCCGCAACGTGTGCAGAGTTGGAAGGGTTTGACCCGTAGGCGTTGCGGTTCAAGCCTGTCAGGGTGTACGCCCCGACTCCAGTTAGTGCGGCCGACGTATATGCAAAATATTCAGGGTTAGCCCCGCCGATGTAGCACAGCGTCGCAAGATTGGCAGCATCCGCAGCGCTCCCACTTATCAGTTGCCCTGCGCCTATCTGCACGGGCAAATTGTCCCCCACTACTGCGTTCGTGATTGTGCCGTAGCGAGAGGGGCCATACAGCACGGATGACTCTTTATACGTCACACCGTCAAGGGATACCCACACACGACACCCGCCCCAGTACGCGCCCGCGCCCGTAACCGCAGCGTAGATTTCCAGCCCCGTGCTGGCTAGCTGTATAGGTGCTTCCCACATCATCGGGGCGCTTACGCTACCGGGCGCGACCGTGTAATTATGTTGGAACCCTGCGCTCACCTGCGTCGGGTACGTGGCAGCGTGTGCCACCCCCGCAGGGAAGTCCTCAGCGGCAATGGCTAGGTCGCCCGTGTCGGTCTCAGTCACTTCCGTTATGCGTACGGTCAACTTGTTGTACCCCAGCCCGCTATCAGTCAGCGTCACTAGGTCCATCGGCTCCAGCATGGCACGCGTCCACGGTAGGTTGAAGGCGTACGTGTTGCGGATATATACGGAGCGCTGCAACAATAGCTGAGCCACTGCCTGCGCGATAGGCGCAGTGCATATCCAATGGCACTGTAGAACGCTGGCGCTGCGCAACCCGAAGGCGTCAATTGCCGCACTGTCCTTGGCCTCGGCAATTTCTACATTGTAGTAATTCGCCCGGTTTAAGAACTCCACGCGAATGTGGTTATACGCGTCACTCTGCGGCTTGCGCGTCACGCGTACGGGGTCACTGCCCGTGCTGGGGATGAAGTCGTTATCCGTGAGGTCGTACACGGGTGTCACGTTAGGTGTGAACGTAACCCCATTCCCGGTCAACGCTGTGTCACCGTACGGTATGAACTTCAGCTTGCCGCCTGACCACACGGGCGCGGTGTTTGTCACAGCGCATATCTGCGAAATAAAGTCGCTGGCTTTAATCTGCTTTTCAAGCGCTGGTGATAGCACCAGCCCGCTCGCTAGGCAATAGCTGGACCAGTCCGCAAGGTCGTAGACACCGCCTTTGCTGTACCCAGCACCGTAACGCGTGCTCGTAAGCAGGTCAAACGTTATGAGCGCTGGGTTAGCATCTGGTATGGACGAGCCGATGCTGTACGCCTGCGTACCTTGCACCTCAAACGAGTGGTTGTCAACGGTGCCGTTGGAGCCAAGATTGTAGTCCTGCGCGTACACGTACGCGATGCCCGAGTACCCTAGCGCCTGCGCCCCTGCGGTGCCGCCCGTGGGGGTAAAGGTGTTCAGGTATGTCCACGTGGACTGCCCGACTGCACCAGTGGCAAGTGACAGCGCTAGCTGTTGCAGCGACGTCTGGGATGCGCCCCCGCTGGTGTACTGGTAGGCGATGACTACCGTCTGCCCAGCGTAGTTCGTATTGAACACGTACACGCCACGGACAACGGTGAAGTCAGTGTCTTCAGTTAGGTATTCGTCATATGGTGACCAGCCGTTCTTACCACCCCCTGTCGAGTGATGGATGCTGACTGTGCCCTTGGCTGCGAATGCCGCTGCATGGGTAGCCGTGTACGTGCCTCCGATGCCCGGTATGGCATAGCTTTCAGTCGCGTTCAGCACCTGCGTAGACGTTACGCCCCCGCTGTATAGCTTTTTAGCCTTCCAGATTTGGCTGACCCCAATGGCCTCACCTTCACACAGCCCCATTATCACGGAGGCCGAGTACGTGTACGTCGTGGATACTTGATTGACACCGCCCCCACCTTTGCCGCCACTGCTCTGACTAGTCGTGTGCGGGATCGCTTTGAAGTCCCCGTACCAGATAAGGTTTCCGCTGATACGGTTAACCCCGTATATCACGGGTATGGTCACGCCATAGGCCGAACTCTGTAGCGCTAGCGCCTCAATGCGGCTTTCGCTGGTGCTGATTGTGGTGTTGCCGCTCATTACGCAAAACTCCAGTTGATGCTCGGGCGACCCTGTAGCGGCTCCTCAGTGGCGCGGGATTCGATCACGCCGATGTGTAAATAGGAGTGGATGAAGGTGTCGCCAGCGCAAATACTTCCATGGGAATAGCATCGGCCATAACGCCACACGGTAACGTCCCCCGGCTGGGGTACGTCTACGCGGTGCGCGTACTTGTCAAGCCATGCTAAGAACAATTCGTCACTGTGATGCAAGTGCCATTCGATAGGGTAGAACCCCGTTTCCACGTGGTCAACAATGCCTAAGGCTTCATACACTGCGCAAAGCAGTTGAGCACAATCAACGCCCACGCCTTTGACGCGCCCGTGGTGGTGGTACGGTGTGCCCAGCCACGCACGAGCCTCCGCGACGATGGCGGTGCGGTCTATCATGTGACTGACTCCGGTGCGGGTATAAACGGGAACGCCCTGAAGCGCACGATGTTGGAGAACTTAGCCGTGCAGGTAGCCTTCGTCTTGTCGCAGCCTGCGTACAGCATGAACGTATCCCCGATGCCCACCGTGGCGGGCCATGGCTGGATGGTTGTAATGGCCTGCGACACGCCCGCTTGCGACTTGATGGTGCGCTGTATGCCCGCGTTCGACCCAGTCACACACACCGCAAAGCCGAGGTCAAAATACCCGCTGGCGAGTGCTGTGTTGCAGTTGAACGAGGTCAGTGTGGCGTTCGTAACCGAAGTGGCTGTAACCGACGAACCCGTGCGTGTGATACCGCAGGATGCGTCGTACAGGGTATTCAGGCAGCTAGGCTGATAGACGTTACGCGGTATGTCCACGTTAAGTAGTTCACTGTCGCTGTTCACAGGGAAGCTGGACTCGTAGCGAGAGGCTACCACTTCGTTGATGCGCCCACTGAACAGGGGCAGGCTACCAATCCAAGCAGACCCCGGGGCATCGGTAAACGCCCGGTCCAGTGCCATGCGTGCGCCATCAAGCCCACCGCCTGCAATGAATACCAGCAACGGCACACCGTTGACCGTAACACTGGCGTCGGCCGCGATGACAACGTTCAGCACGTCCACCTGGATGCCTACTGTCAGCTTTGTGTTGCCCCGTGATATCACAGGACCAACCGCGTAAACGTAGCCACCCACGGTCACGGGCACTTGCGCGGATGTGTAGCGCAGCACCGCACCACCTGTCAATGTGATAGTGAAGAGGTCCGCCATGTACGCCTGCGTCGCGTTAAGCAAGAACGCCGCTAACGCCCCAGCGCTAATCTCCCAAGTAGGGTTCCTCATGGCAGCACCGTCATGAACTCTAACGACTTAAGCGACCACGTGTTGTTCATGAACTTTGTGAAGCTTGTCGTGTCCTGCGTGAAGCACACTCGCCGATAATATGTGCCCGACCACGTAACCACCACACCCGCAGCGGGGGCAGTGACAAACGTCACCAGCCCAGCACCGTCTACGGTGTAGTTCGTCACCACTGTTTGCAGCACACCGTTTAGATATAGCTGCGGGGCGCTGTTGGTGTCGTACACGGGTTCGATAAACCCTCCAAAGATACGCACCAGTTGAAACGCTCTGTTGACCCCGTTACCGTTGCCAATAAGCTGCGCTGTGGTGGTGTAGTCGTCAGGGTCAGTAAACAGGAACGAGTCGAACCCGCCTTGCCTAGCGTTTATGAAACCCACTAACGTAGACCATTCGGTCAAGCCCGTGCGCTGGCGTAGGAACTCAAACGTTAGGACGTACCTGTAACGGGGGAAGCTAGCGTTGGCTACCCGGAACTCCCGCATACTCACCGACGTCTTTTTGGTGGTGCTCCATACGGGGGTTCTTTGGACATCCCATGCTAGCCCGGGCAGTGTGGGGAATATGGCTTGGCTCATCGTACGAACTCGAAGTTACGGTTTAGCTTTTTGAGCAATTGGGTGAGCTGGTCTTTGTGGATAAACTGCCCGCCCGTGGTGCTTATTAGGATTGGAGAACCTGCGGATGCGCCCGTTGTACCACTGTTCGCCACCATACTGCGCACAGCGTCGGCCTGTTCCTGCGGCAACACCATCTCACGCTCGTGTAGCTGGGTCAGGGGGTTTACCCCCGCTGGGATGTCGTAGCCGCCCCGGGCAGACGCCAGCGCCTCCATACCCATAACCGCCGAGCTCACCGTGCCCATGGCGGCTACAGCCATCGCGGGTCCTACTATCGGGATAGGTGCCACCGCTGCGGCTGCGCCCGCGCCTGCGACCCCTGCGGACGTCGCAATCTGTGCCATACCGATGACCTTGTCCATAGCCAGCCCGACTAGCTTCTTGGCTATCATCTGGCCGATGTAGTCCCCGACTGCACCTAGTATTCCTTGGAAGACAGACTTAATAGCCGCTCCCATAGTCATGGTGCCTTGGATGATACCGCTGATAGCCTTGCCAAAGGTGTTCCCAATGGTGTTGAAGAGGTCCTGGTAGTCCTTAAGGCGCTCCTTCTGGCTTTGCAGTTCAATGCCACGGGCTTTCAGGCTGTGCTCACGCTCAACCGCGTCCAGTTCATCGTTCAATTTGGCAAGCGCTACAGCGTTTTTCGTGGGGTCTGTTTTCAGTAGGGCTATACGCGCATCCACCGCCTCCTTCATGATGCGGTATCTGTCTTGCTCAAGCTTCTGCTCGGATTGCAGCATCTCGGCGTTCGTCATCTGCAGCGTATCCAGCTTAAACTGGTTCTCTTGCTGCGTCGCGGCTAGTAACCCTAGCTGCGCGTCCTTCATGGCGGCAATAGACTCTTCCGTTAGCGCTAGCTCCTGCTCGTGCTGCGCTTTCATGATGCCTAACTCTTCTATTGCGATGCGCTTCTTTAGCGCTATCTTCTCCTTCGCGCTTAGGTCAGGCAGCGCGGCAAGGTCTTTCCAGTATTTGAGCTCCTGCTCCTTGGACATCTCACGCAGGTCGTTCTCTTTCTGGTACATCACCTTCATAGCGGTGAGCTCGGCGTCCCATTCAGCCATACGGGGGTTATCAACCGCTGCCTTTGCGGGCTTCAGGTCCCCCATCTGCATCTTGCCTTTGGCGACTGGCGACTTAGCCGCTATCTTCTCGCCCCACGTGCGTTCCAAGTCGTTGCCGAACTTGCTTGTAGCCGTAGAGTATGCGTCAACGGCAGCGTCCTTAATGTTGGAAAACGCCTGCACCCAGCGGTCCTTCATGTTGCCCGCTGCCTTAGCTGCCCCGGCAAAGTCACCCGACAGTATGCTCGATATCATGTCCGACAAGTTACCTAGCTGGTCCACCGTGTGGTTGATGGCCTCAAACACGACAGACATAACGGTCTTCACGACCATCTCCAGTGTGCGGAATACCAGCAACAGCCCAGTCAGCGCACCCTTGAAGATGGCTATAACGCCCGGTCCAGTGCTGCCTAGGTAGTACGCTAGTTCGGTGAATACGGGCATGACCGCGTCACCAACGGTTTTCATGATGCCCGACATAACGTCGCCCACGTCATTCATCGCCGCCTTGTACGCCTTGGAAGCGGCTACGTTATCATCAGTGATAACAAGGTTCAGCTCTTGGTTCTTCTGCTTGGCTTCTTCAAGAACCTGCATGTTCAGCTTCTGGAGCTTGATCACATCGTCAATGCTCTTGCCGAATAGCATCTGTGCAGCCGCAGTCTGATCCAGCCCGGGCTTGTACTTACCCACCGTGGCAATCGCCTCGTTAAAGACGGTATTCGCGTCGCGTAGGTGCCCGCTTGAGTCACGGGTCTGTATGCCCATGGCCTTCATTCCGTCTTCGTTACGGCGAAGCTGCATGGTGAACTTCTGGAACGCGCCAACGTACGTATCGGCGTCGCTGTATATGTCCCCGAGCGCAGTGTTCAGGGTATTAGCCTCTTCCGTGGTTATGCCCAGCGTACGCGCGAGGCGCATGGTCTCACCCGTGAGCTTATTACTTTCCCCGATGGCCTCCTTAAAGAAAGCCCCGCCGCCCACAATTGCGGCTAGCCCCGCAAACACCCCGTTCAGCTTGCCAAAGGCATCCCCGATAGTGCCTAGGGCGCTCTTCATGTCGCCTACGCCCCCGGTGACTGCCGAGGACGCGGCTTTCATCGCAGCTACGGCAGACGCAGAGTCCCCCGTGATTCGTACTGCGGTCTCTTGGTCTGCCATAGCTATTCCCCTTTCATGGGTGTTCTGTTAAACAGTTCTTCTAGATCACCATCGGGCATAGTGCCCTCGGCCGACCCCTTCGACTTACCCCAGCCCACGTACGCAGCCATGGAAAAGTGCACTGGAGGCGTCTTAGCCCAGTATTTGCTCAGGGCTTCCAGCCGTGGTAAGTCCATGAACTCGTCAATGTACTCCCATGTCCAATGCAGGCTCGTAATCAGGTGGGCGTAGAGCTCGGCCCAGTCGAAGGGTTTTCTGGTGCTGGCGCAGTGGCCTCCATTGCCTTACGCCGCAGCCCAGACACGTCCATGACTGCCTGCATAACTTCTTCCATGTTGCCAAGGTCGAGCATATCAACGCAGTCGTCACGCGTGACCTCTGGGTAATTGCGCTGGATGGCCCCGTGTAAGCTGTCCACGACGAGATCAAGCGATGCTGCGTCCACCCCGCCACTGAACGTTTCCAGACGCGATTGCAATGACTGCAACGTGCGGAAATTCAGTGGCGGGACAACGTAGTTCTTATCCCCCAGTAGGAGAGAGATACCTTTGAACTTCGTTGTCATGGGGTTACTCCGAGAAGCTACGGTACATCACGTTCCCGGCGCTGTCAGCAAAGCAGTCGAACACAATTTCCGGCACCATGTAGTCATCCAGCTTCGAGGCGAAGCTCATCTTGCTGGCAATGGCCTGCGGATACTGGGTTGCGAAGTCCTTGCCATTCTTGCTAAAGAAGATGTCCAGCGCGACAACGGGTGCAGCACCCATGGGCACGTTCTGGATGGTCATCTTGGTAGACGTAGGCGCATTCACAACGAGGTTTGTGTACTGGTAGCTGATGAACACCGTTTTGCCCGTGTCTGCAGCGGCAAAGGTGTACACCCCAGTCGCGACGCTGTACTGCCCGGTAGCTGGTGCGCTTGCCACCTTTGTCATGGGGCGTCCGTTGCTGTCACGTACACCTAGGTCACGCCCGAACGTGCCTGTATTGGGCGGTGTGGGTGTAATGGTGAACGGTGTGGCGGGAATGACAGCCCCAGTGACGTCATACTTGTAGGTAATCTGCCCGGTAGACAGCGTCTGCCCGTAGAACAGTGAACTAACGGACAAGCCGTTTAGCTGCGCGAACTTGCACTTAACTGCGACCGAGCCTTTACCGCGACCCACGTCCACGGGGAACTGGTTTTGCCCATACAGCTTCTTGCTTTCGAACGTCTCATCCATGGATACCTCTTGCGAGATAGCCAGTTGAACGGGCGTGCCGTTAGTGACCGCATTGCCAAAGGCATCAACAAGCGGGGTCGCCCAGATGGTGCCCGCGCCAAAAACATATTGAGACATACTAAACTCCTATGAAGAAACGAGAATTGAGATTGGAACGATAGCTACCGACTGGTCGCCTAGTGTGCCTTCATCGGTCTCGATTGCGCCTTCGATCCGACACCACTCACATAAGCCACCGAGTGTCTGAGCATTTTCTATCGCATTGGGTGCTAGCGCTGCCTCAAGAGCGTCCAGCAAAGGGTTGAGGGTCGAACCGGGGATTAACCCCCCGTCCGTGCGGGCGTACACGTAAACGTCTACGGATAAGGTCCACCGTGTGGGTTGTCCCCTCACAGTGGCGGCTGTTTGCCCCTTCTGGGTAACGAAGAGCGCAGGCTGTAGGTCCTTTGTCACATCATTCCAGTGTTGCAGCTTGCGGGATGACGTCACGTACCCAGCGCTCGTTGACAACAAGGCAAATAGCGCGGTAAATATGGCTTCACGGTTAATCATTTGATTGCCTCGGTTACAGCACCGCGTATTTCAGCGCGTATTGCGTCGTCCATCTCAGCCAATGCGCTGCGCAAGAACGACTTCTCTGGGGTATCCACCTTGCGGGTGTAGCCCTGCACCTGTACGGTCACTGGGGATATGCTCTTGCCGAAGGCTGTCTTTATGTTGCGTAGGTGCGCCTTCACGGGCACGTTGCCCTTAAATCCGTACTCGTGCGGGCGGGCGTAGACAACGTTTGTGCCCACGTACCCGGCTACCTTTTCGGTGTTCAGCCCTTCCATGCGTTGGTTGATGCTCCGGCGCAGCCTGCCAGTACGTACGTTCAGCACTTGCCCGCTCAACTTGTTGGCTTTCACGTTGCGCAGTAGCGTCAGCGTCAAGCGCCCTATGCTCTGCGTCATCAGCCCGGTGAACTTAGGGACCATTCCCTCAAAGCGCTGCACCAGCGCTTCGCCACCTAGGAGCTCGCCCTTTATCACAGCGAGATCACTTTCTTGTAGTTACGCAGGACGGTCGCAACGGCTTCGCTGAAGTCTTTCTGCGTGAACGATATGGTTTCACCAGCCAAGCCCTTGGACACAATACCAATACGGTCCTTTTCTTTGTAGCGCAGGCCAACCAGCTCGATGCAGGCTTGCGCTATCTCGTTGGGTATCTGGGCATATCCTGCGGTATAGGTGACGGACACGTTTTGCATGTCGCGCGTGAAACGGTAGCTGCCACGCAGGAAAAGTTGAGTCTGCGAAAACGTGTACCCCGGAGCAGTGGGACCCGTTGACGCGGGTATGGCCACCCCGTCGATTACCACGCTGGCAACAGCGGTCACGGGGTAGTTGGAAAACATCAGCTTCGCGCCACCGTTACCATCACGGACCTCCGTGTACGCAGCGGAAGCGAACGTACGGTTGAGCCATGTCTGGATATAGTCGGACGCGGCCGACACCAGCCGTGTCAGCAAAGCGTCATCAGTGGTGGTCGCTATGCCTAGCCACTGCTTCACGTTTGCAAGGTTTGTAAGGTCGGCCATGGTGCATCCGGGGTAAGTAAGGCGTTAAACGGTCGGGACAGCGTCGGGAAAATCGGTCGCTGGCGACGCGCTAGGCGTTGGGTCGGGGGTTTGTGTCGGGACAGGGGCAAAACCCAGCGCGTAAAGGGGCGTATGGTCACCGGGCTGCACCGTAACGGTGCGGTCGGCGTCCAGTGCAACCCAGCTACCGCCTAGGAAGAACCCAGTACCGTCAAAGTCGGTGGGAGCTTGGTACTTCATTTCTTTTTCCTCTCTTCAACCACGGGCACGGGTGCAAAGCCGTGGTCCAGGAGTGGGAGTACGGCTTCGTCAGGCACGTCCACGAGGCCAGATGCGTCAGCTTCGTACACCACGCCATCGTGGGAGCAAGAAGTAGCGCCTTCGGGGGCTTTCAGTTTCGGCATATCAGTTTCTCCAGTCAATTATGAAAAAGACCCCCCACCCCGTTACAGGTAGGGGGCGCACACCATCAGGGATTAACCGTTGGCGATGTTGGTGAGCACACCCATTGCGAACGGTGCGTAAACAGCCAGCACCTCTTCAGCGTAAACGCCGAACTCTTGCGCACGGGTACGCAGGGGCCAGTCGATTTGGTAGTAATCCTGACGGGTCTTGACTTCGGCCACGTTAGGTACTTGATTCGACTGGTATTGCATCGGCAGGTTTTCACACCAGCCAATGATCGTACCAGCGGGCAAGGCAGGGTGAATCTTGATTGGGATTTTGATACCGCCATCGTTAGCGAACGGGTTGAAGTAGAAGCCAACCACACCGCCAGCCATGGTGCCCTGATAGCCCGATGCTGGGTCAGTGAAGATTTGCAACAGCGGGGAAGTACCCGGACCAGACAATGCTTTGTTGGTGATATTCTTCAGCTCTTGCGAGCTGACGTAAATCACAGTCGGGCTGACTTGGTACTGGTCCCACATGGATTGCAGCATCACGTCAATTTCGTTGATAGTGCCTCGGCCGGAAGCAGTCAGCACCGTGCCAGTGCCAGCAACGCCAGTCGCCAACGAGTTGATGTACGCACCAGAACCCGACTTGTAGGCGCTGTAAAGCAAACCGTCGAAGCCGAGCGTGTTGGTGGACTTGTCACCAGCGGTAACGGCAGAGGCAAGCTGACCCGTACCAGCCAATGCAGCGTTGAAGGTCGTGCTGTTGATGGTGGTGATTTTTTCCAGCCGCTCAGCGCCAGCCGCACCGACAAACCATGCGTAACCCATAGCACCGTTGATGGCAGCGGTGGAGCACGACAGCACCTGACCCAGCGTGATCGCCTGCGTAGCCGCTGCGGACTTGGCAGAAGAGCCACCGTTGAGGGTGTAGGTTTGTCCGTCTGCGCCAGTGATGGTCTGCGACAACGGCACACCGTTAGTCAGCGAAGCGCCACGCATACCTTCGCCAGTAAGCGCGACCACGATCACCGAGTAGGTGGTGGGCGCACCCGGGAGGGTGGAACCAGTGCCGCCAGCGGAAAGGGTGGGCGTGCCCGCAGTGCCAAGGGCGGTGCTCAAGTTACCCATGAGCAAAGCGTTTTCTTCCTTCAGCATCATCTTCTGCAAGACGCGCATCGAGGAGGTGCTGCGGATGTCTTCAAACGTGCGTGCAGCGTTGATAGCTTCGTAAGTCACTTGGTCTTCTTCACCGATGGTCACGTAGCTTGCGGCGACGTTAGCAGTGGAGATAGACATGCGACCCGAACGCTGGCCTTCCGGAATCCAGCCCATGGCGTCAAAGCCCGAGCCGAGGATGGCCTTAACAGCACGCCAGTTAGTAGCCGTACCCGTGCCACCACCAACGCGAGGGAGGCGGTTGCGGATAGGCGTGTTCACCGGGTACAGGTTCTTCGCGGGTGCTTGCAAGTCGTAGGCAACAAGGCCAGTCGCTTGATTGACGGTCTTGGCGATGGTGTCATCAGCCTTTGCGAGAGAGGACTTCATCAATTCCAGGGTGTCAGTTGTCAGGGACCCAGCCATTGCGAAGCCCATGGCAGCGTCATGCGGGAGGAGGCCTTTGTAGGCCAGAACTGCCAGTACCGCGAAGAACGCGATACGCAGCACGGGGATGGAACGGAACGATTTCATAAAAGTACTCCTGTGAGGGTATTGAGAAAGGAAAAACATCGAAGCGGGCGAATTATGCAAGGCGCTTGCCACCCGTGGAAAACACTTTGCGCATTTCGTACTGTGCCCGCTCATTAGTGCCTTCGGCTGGTGCGGGGTCTGTGGATTCAGACTTGCCCGTGTCCGCTGGCGCGTTGTCGGTTGATTTGTTGATGGATACTGCTTTGAGCAGTGCTTTACCGGGGGCTGCACGCTTACCCAGTTCAGTGAGCTTGGCCTGGAGCTCTTCATTTTCCTTTCCCAGCTTTGTCAAGCTGTCGTTAAGTGGCGCAATGGCTTGGACTACAGCGTCCGAGATGGACTTCTGCAGTGTCTGTTCGTCCAGAACGATACCGTTGGTATCGGAAGCGTTCTTTGTGTCAGGTGCTTTCGCTGACGATTCGGCGTCGTCGTCTGCCGTTTTGTAGCCCAGTCCGTCCATCTTGGCGCAACCGTCTTCCAGCATTTTGTGCACGTCAGCTAGGGCGGCTTTAGTGGCAGCGCTAAACGTTGCGCCCTTCTTTTGGATAGTGAGTTTACCGTCTGCCATCTGGATGACCTCAGGCACGCCCGCAGCGGCATTCAGGCTGGCTACCAGTTCGGCGGATTCCTCGGCAGCCATATCCGTGAAGATGGCAAGCCCAGCCTTCAGCCAGTCACGCAGCGCTTGCGGAAGCGGACTGGAGTCACCCTCGTATTCGCTTTCCCACTGTGCTTCGTAGGCAAGGTTAGCAACGGAGCTGAGTACGCAGGCAAAGTCGCTGAGCGTATACATGCCCTTCTTCACTTCCACGGGTTCCGCCTTTACGACGTCCGTGGGTGCTGGCGCTGGGGTAGGCTCGGCGGGCGCGGTTTGGTGCGCCTTGATAAGCTCTAGGATCTTTGCTGGGGTGACTTCGCCTTTGTCCAAGATGGACGCGAGGTCGGTGATGTCATCTTCTGGAGTACGCATCTCATCTTCCTTTTCAGATTTATACATGGTGAACACTGCTTCGGGGTTAGCGGGGCGGTCCACCAAAGACACCTCCACCAGTTTGAGCGCCTTAATGACTTTCTTGTCGGCTAGGTCGCGTTCAGTAACTTTGCCTCCAATGGAAAAGCCCTTATAGGTGCCCGTTTGTACCTTCAACACAGCAACGGGGTCAACCACGTGTGCGCCGAAGTATGTTTTGCCAGTGGTCTCTTCGATGCTGGCCTCAATAGCCGTGCCCGCTGCCATGGCCTGATGCATCTCACGGACTGCACCGAATTTCATGTAGTCGGGGAGCGCGTTACGCATGGCATCAGTGGTGATGGTCTCACCGTCGCTGTCAACGCAGTTCGCCGAGGCGTAGCCCCACACCTTAAGGGTGCCATCCTCTTGCTCTTCCACCTTACTGATCTCAGCAAAGACGCGTTTCATAGCGGTTACTCTAGCCATTGGGTCACTCCTCTTCTTCGGTTAGTACAGGCAACACGTCGCAGCGGCAATTCGGGTGCAGTGGGGGGCCATCCCCGCCATCGTTGGGGAACTGCTCATCCAACCCCACTACCACACCGTCAAGCTCTACGCAGTCGTCGCAGATTTCGTCCTGCGCAATTATCCACTCTTTTCCTGCAACCACACCCGAGGCCTTATACCCTTCCAAGTTACCCTGGACGTCTGCGTAGGCTGTCTCCGTGCGGGCGATGCAGTCAGCACGGTCCTCGCCGAAGGCATAGTTGTCCTCCAGTTCGCTGGATAAGTCCTCGTTGGACCAGCCCTCTTCCATGGCCTGCGCAAGCGTGGCACGCAGCATGTCACGGGTGCTTTCTTCCAAGTCCTTTACAAGCGTGGCACTACGTTCCTCCGCATACGCAACGGCAGCGTCATTCACCTGCGATAACTGTGCAGTGGAAACCTCGGCTATCACCTGCGCCAGCGCTGCCTCACCCCCGTCGCCTGCCATGTCTTCCAGTATTTGGGCAAGGTCAGGGGCAAGGTCTTTGAGCTCGTCGAAGGTGAGCTCGTTTACAAGGCGCTGCACCTCCTTCGTGGGTTTAACGGCTTTGCCTACCTTATCAGCTAGCTCCTTTGCCAGCCGCTTTCCTAGCGCCGCAAGTGCAGGCTGAACCGTCTTTGTGATAGCGCTTATACATCCCTTCACGGCTTTGCGGTCTCGCGCTAGGGGCTGTACCTTGCGCGAGACCCGTGCTTTTCCCAGCTTGCCTGCGACCTCCGGCGCGTCTTCAGGTTTATCCTCGGGCTTGCCCGTGGGTTTGTCTGGGTCTGGCGGATCACCCGGTTTGCCCGGGGGCGGTGACATAAGCATCGGCGGGGGTGGGGGTGCCAGCGCATCCTTCTGCTCAGGGGTCATGGCGTCTAGGCCAATACGCTCACGGGCTTCGTCCTGCGTCATGAAGGGCTTGCTGCCCGTGTAGATTTGCAGTATCTGCGCCTGCACCAGTGGGGCGGTGTCGTCTTCCTCCTCCCACTTCATTTCAAGGTCGTCATAGCCAAAGTACTTCCACACCACATAGTTCACTAGGCCACGCACCCAATTCATCAACGGGATAAGCCCTTCGCTTAACGCTGCGCTATGGGCAGTCTCAGCCGTTGCCCTGTTCATGGCCTTCACTAGCGCTTGCGGGGATAGGCTAAACGCAAAGCAGATGATGCGCCCCAGCCACTCGTCGTACTCGTCCTTCAGCGCCTGCTCCTTGGTAAAGGTGGGGGTCATGCCGCCCGGTACGAACTTCGCGTGCCTGCGGGCTGCGGTGTTGCCTTCCATTAGGGAGTCCCAGTATTCCTGGAACTGCCGTATTTGGTCCGGGTTCCACTCGTCGGGCACGCCAATCAGCGCTTCGGGCACGTTGCCCTCGGTGTAATACTGGAGCTGGTGCATCTGCCGACGTAGCGCAATGTTCACCGTCATAACAATCTGCTCAACTGGGCTGTACCCGTATACCTTACTCGTACGTACGTTGCGTGGCTTGTAGATGAGCTCATCCCGGCTGTAGTCAACAGCGGGCATTCCCTTCAGCACCTGTTGGTAAGCGGGGTCAGGGGGTAACGGTGTACGCCCCGTCTCGTCCAGTACGCGCTTCACTGTTGCGCCATCAATGAGCTCCAGTGAGTACAGGCTACCGTCCAGCGCCATGCGTGGGTATAGCGTGGGCGCATCAAGCACCAGCAAGTCTTCCATGACTGCGCGTAGCCACGTTTCCCAGTCGTGCTCGCCATCAGGGAAGGCGAAGAACTTATCGAGCTCCTCACAGCGTGCATCGGGTAGAGTCTTCGGCTCCTTAGGCATAAAGTGAAACGTCATCTTGGACATCTGGTCCTTGCGCGTTTCAATGGCTAGCCGCAGCAAGTCGTAACCATCAGCCAGCGCACGCATCTGCTCAAACGTTATGCCCTCGCCATCCCTAGGCATTCGGCGGATGTTGTAGTTGGCGGCAAAGTCGAATTGCCTGCCTACGGCTTTGTCCTGCGCCTGCGGTGCTATGGGGTCACCCGGGCCAAACCACGCCGCGTTCGGCTTGCCCGTAAGCACAAACTTCACACCTTGCACCACTCGGTCGATGATACCCGATGTTATGGGTGTCTTCGTGCCGTCTGATGCCTGCGCACCCGGTATCTTTGCCATAGCTTTATCCCTCTTGGTTTGCCTTGTCGGCGAGTTGTTTCATGTACGTGAGCATACCCATTTTGGACTGACGCAGTAGCGGCTCCAGCGCATATCGTACCGCGTCCCATATGTGATTGTGCTTATCCTCGACCTCGTTGGTGGGTTCCTTGGTAAGCCTGTCCACCTTGTATGAGTACAGTCGCGCCTCCTCAGCGGTGTGCGTGCAGCGCGTGTGGATTATCACCCACTCGAAGGAACGTATAAACGCAATACCGTCCTCCACACTGCCTGCGCCTTTCTTGGCCCCCTCCACGTTGCCGAACCCGTGGCGGTTTAGGTAGCTGATGGTCTCGGGGCGTGCGCTGTCAGCGCGTATGGGGCGCTTCTTGCACCCTGTAACACCTTTGAACGTTTTGCGTAATGACCCGTCAGTGTTGCGTACCTCCCCGCCTGCATAGAACGCTGGCATCTCGTCCGTTTCAACTGCCACACCATACGCCTCCTCTTCGATATACAGGCAGTTCGCATGTATCCACACCTTCACGAGCGTGCTGGGGTCAACGCTGAAGCCAAAGTCAGAGCCGAAGTATGGGCCATCCCAATCAGGCTCGGCAGTGAATGCTTCTATGCGGTATTTGCCCCGCATGATTTGCGCCGCACTATTCTTACGGAAAGCGCCGCCCCACACGTGTTCCGCTGCCTCGGGGTCGATGCGGTATAGGTAATCCTTCTCGATGCGTAGCTCCTCCGGGAACCACGGGTTATCTTCCCATGACATCCACACCACTTTGGAACCCGGGGGTGGCTCACCTACGATAAACATCTGACTTGTCGGGTCAGACTCTTCGTCGGGGTTGAACGTTACCCATATTTCACTGCCCGGTTTGCGTATGGTGGGGATCAGCACCTTCCACGAGTTCTTACTAACCTTTTCGGCCTCCTCAACCCAGCATATATCCACACCTTCAAAGGACTTGATGTTGGTAACGTTGTTCCGTATGCCTGCAAAGTAGAACTCGCTACCCAGTTCGTTCGATATGGTTTTCTTCTGCACGTTGTACACGGCACGCATGTTCGGGGAGAGCGCTATCTGGTCGCTGAGCAGTTTAAGCACCGACTCGCTGATACTCACTTGGAACTCCCGTGCACACAGCACGCGCAGCGGACTCATGCACGCCAGCATCAACAGCGTGCGGGCAACGCTCCAGCTTCGTGCGCCACCACGCCCGCCCGGGATGACCTTGTAGCGGTGCTTATCAAACAGGAATGCCGCCTTTTCTGGCAGTGCAAGGCGCTCCGGTGGGGCGTCCGTTGGTATTAGGTCGCTATATACCCCTCGGTATGGCCCAACGGGGGCAACAGCGGGGCGATAGATGTCTTCTATGGTGTCAAGCTGCGTCATCGGGGTCCTCTTGCGTGTGGTTAGCCTTTACGAACTCCACGACGAACTTAGCGCCAGCACCCTGCGCACCTAGGGGCGAAGGCGTCTTTAGTTCAATGGAAGAAATCTTTGCGTGCAGGTATGGCGCTGCCTTTTCTGCGAAGGGGAACGCTGCGATAGGTCCGCCTAGCTGGTATGCCCTGCGCATGGCTTCAATCATCACATCTAAGGGTGTGGCGTTGCATGGTAGTTCAGGCATGTCGGGGTCATCAAGTGCACCCTTGCCCCCGTAGTTGCCATCGCGTAGTTCACCACCAAGAATTCGCATAGCCGTGTCGTACCCACTGCGCTTCACAGCACCACGCGAAGCGGGCTTCCTGCCTGCGCCTTCACGTGCACCACCTACAGGTTTCTTCGCCACCTTCGCGGGAGGCTTCTTTACGTTTGTGATCGTATTACGCGTCGCCATTCATGCACCTCTGATTAGTTCGTTAACTCTACGCGGGATCCGTGTGTGGGAGCTAGCGCCTTCTTCCAGCGCATGAGAATTCACGGACACCTTCATGTACCTACTATTCACCGCACCAGTACAGCCCTTCATTTGCCGTTTACCGTGTGGTTCCACCCGTGCAGCTAAAAAGTTCACTGGAACCACAGACCGTATTCGCATGGAACCGTATAGGCCAAATTCAACGCTATTTCCGTTGATGGCTGACACAGTGCGCCAACCCGACCCAGCTAGGCGGGCCGACGACCAGCACGTACTTCTTCGAGTGGTTCCACTTCTATTTTGGGAATATGTTGAGTGGTGCCAGTACCCCATAAAGGGGGTGTACTGGAACCACACACACAACTGAGCGGTTCCGGAACCACACTGGA